GACGCATGAGGGCGAAAGTCACCGCGCGTTGGTTCGAAACCACTAGAAGCCCGGTCCGTCATATTATCAAGTAATATCAACGAGTTAGCGAATTTCTGCGCAATCATTCGAAGCCGCGAGAACAAACCAAGAATCGTCTCATAACCTGAGAGTAGTAGAGCGAAATCCTGCGGGTCAGACTGCTATCAGAGCGAAAACGTGAGTAGAGAATTTGAAGAGGGCCTATTGCGCACAACCCTTTGAGAGTTCGAAGTTTTTCGCAGAAATTTGAACCCTCTTATGGTCGGTGGAAAGGTGTGGGGCACTGGAAACGGCGGTTTTCAAGGGTTTCTGGTCGCTGACCTTCAGGTTAATTTGACTGAAGGCCGGTTTCTGGCTCATGGCTCAGGATTGCTATATATAGCACTAAGTGTTATATTTGATGATGCGGTGATCGGAGCGCCGGAGGTTTGATGCGCGTTTTCAAAACCAAGCCATTTACGCGCTTTGCGGACCATGAAGGAATCCATGATGACGCATTGTGTGAAGCCATTCAACGAGCTGAGACGGGGTTGGTGGATGCTGACCTTGGTGGCGGCGTCATCAAGCAGCGGATCGCTCGGAAGGGGCAGGGCAAGTCTGGTGGATTTCGGAGCATCGTGTTGTTCCGTCAAGGGGAGAGATCTTTCTTCGTTTACGGATTTGCGAAAAAAGATCGGGACAACATTCGGAAAGATGAGCTGAAGGCATTTCGTGCGTTGGCGTCAGAAATGCTTCAGTTGGACCAAGCGGGCCTGAAAGCGGCGATGGCGAACGGAACGATTATGGAGGTGATTTGCAATGCCTAAGCAATATAAGAGCGATGCGCTGGCGGCTGTGCACGAAACGGCTATGGGGCTGGCAGATGCTGGGATCATGGCGAAGCAGACTATGAAAGCCTTCGACGATATGTGCCTGACGCCGGTTGAGGATCTGACGGCGGACCAGATCCGCGAAATTCGCCTGCGTGAAAAGGCAAGTCAGGCTGTTTTTGCGCGTTATCTGAACGTCACCACGGGTCTTGTCAGTCAGTGGGAGCGCGGAGAAAAGCACCCGCGAGGTGCGTCGCTTAAGCTTCTGACGCTCGTCGCAAAGAAGGGGCTTCAGGCCGTTGCCTGACAAACGGCGCTTTCGGTCGGCGATGATTTGATTGGGAAAACCGATATCCGTGGATCCGTCACAGAACAACCAGGAGATCCGAGCAATTCATAATCGGTTGGCCCAGCTTGATGCTGAGCGCCGACAATTGGAGGTTCGACTTTCGGAACTGACGGCCAAAGGACCTGCGTCAAAACCTCTGCAGTCCGACGACGTGTCGGTGACAGCCGATTCCACTCCAGCTGCGAAAATTGCCCTTTTCCGATCCCTGTTTCGTGGGCGTGAAGATGTTTATCCAAAGCGGTGGACAAACTCGCGCAATGGAAAATCGGGCTACGCCCCGGCTTGTGCCAACGAATGGGTTCCGAGGCTTTGCGGGAAGCCCAAGGTCAAATGCGGAGATTGCCCAAACCGCGCCTTCATCGAGGTCACCGATACGATTATCAGACAGCATTTGCGTGGCGAAGGGCCGGATGGTCGAGATTTTACCATCGGCGTCTACCCAATGCTGGCTGACGAAACCTGCTGGTTTCTTGCTGCTGATTTTGACAAGGAAACTTGGCAACAGGATGTTGCTGCCTTCCTGGCAACCTGCAGCTCAAAGAACGTTCCGGCAGTGTTGGAGCGCTCCCGATCTGGCAATGGCGGGCACGTGTGGATTTTCTTTTCCGCGCCTGTCCCTGCTGCAATAGCCAGAAGGCTCGGATCGTTCATCCTCACGGAGACCATGGAGAGGCATCCGGATATCGGCTTCGAATCCTATGATCGATTTTTTCCGAATCAGGACACCATGCCGTCGGGCGGTTTCGGAAACCTCATTGCGTTGCCGTTGCAGTACCGCCCCCGACAATCAGACAATAGCCTTTTTCTCGATGACAATTTTCAACCTCATCCCGATCAGTGGAGGTTTCTCGCCACAGTTAAACGCATGACACCTGCGGAGGTTTCGGCGCTCACTGAAGGGGCTTCAAGCAAGGGCAAAATACTTGGTCTGCGTTTGCCCTTGGACGACGAAGATGAACAGCCATGGCTCGCACCACCATCCCGTAAAGCGCGGGAGCTGCCAACCACGGAGCCCTTGCCAGACGCCGTGGAAGTAGTACTCGGAGACCAGATTTACATCGATCGAGATGCAATTCCTTCCACTATGGTGAACCGGCTCGTTCGGTTGGCCGCATTTCAGAATCCGGAATTCTATGCGGCCCAGGGAATGCGCCTGCCGACGTACGCAATTCCCAGGGTCATAAGCTGTGCGGAGTTGCTACCGCGTCACATCGGACTGCCGCGCGGCTGCCTAGATCAAGTCGCCGATTTGTTGTCCTCTGCTGGCGTTGCCGTAAATTACAGGGATGAAAGATATTCCGGCTCTTCCATAGAGGCCAATTTCATCGGGGAATTGACCTTGGAGCAGCAGGCCGCTTCTGATGCGTTGATGCGCGAGGAGACGGGCGTTCTGTCGGCAACCACGGCCTTTGGCAAAACTGTGGTTGCAGCTCACGTGATCGCCGGTCGCGGAGTCAATACATTGGTTCTGGTTCATCGGCGCCAGCTATTGGATCAGTGGATCGCTCGCCTCGGTACCTTTCTAGACGTGTCTCCGAAAGACATTGGACAGATCGGCGGTGGCAAGAGAAAGCCAACTGGAAAGATTGATGTAGCCGTTATTCAGAGCCTCGTCAGAAAGGGCGAGGTTGATGACATCGTTGCTGATTACGATCAGTTGGTCGTCGACGAATGCCATCACCTGTCGGCAGTAAGCTTTGAGGCGGTCGCTCGCCGGTGCAAAGCACGGTACGTCCTGGGCCTTTCGGCTACCGTTGTTCGTAAGGATGGGCATCATCCCATCATTTTTATGCAGTGCGGCCCAGTTCGGTTTCGTGCGGATGCTCGCCGCCAGGCCGCCCAGCGGCCCTTTGGGCACCGGGTCGTTCTCCGAAAGACAGATTTTTCCTTGTCGTCGGAAGTGGATGGAAAGAAGTACCCGATTCAGAAAATCTATGGAGATTTATGTCTCGACGAGAAGCGCAATGATTTGATTTTCGATGACGTTTTGAAGGCCTTGGAGCAAAAGCGTTCGCCGGTAATTTTGACAGAGAGAAAAGAGCACGCCCTACAGCTGGCCGAGCGTTTGTCATCTTTCGCCCGCAACGTCATTTTGCTACATGGTGGCATGGGGGTAAAAGCGAGGCGGGCGATCGCTGAGCGTTTAGAATCAATCGCTGATGATGAGGAGAGGGTGCTGATCGCTACGGGGAGATACATCGGGGAGGGGTTCGATGATGCTCGGCTTGATACCTTATTTTTGACGATGCCTGTTTCGTGGCGGGGAACACTGGCTCAGTATGCAGGTCGGTTGCACCGTCTTCATCCAGACAAAAAGAGGTCCTCATCTACGACTATGTTGATGATGATGTGCCGACACTTGCCCGTATGAGCGGCAAGAGAATCAGTGGTTACAGAAATATGGGATACAACGTAGAAGGTGCAGCCTGACTGATTATGTTGCCACGAGCCGAAGTAATCCATGGACACACCATGGACGCAAGAGGGTACAAAGTCTTGAGAATTACTTCGAAATCGTGGGGGCTTGAAATCCAGACTAATGCTTTGATATATTGTCCTATATCGAAAATGTGCGTGAGGTAGCGCGAAGCTGAGCATACTAGATATAGTGTCTCATAACCTGAAGGTCGCAGGTTCAAATCCTACCCCCGCAACCAAAAAGGCCGATAACTCAAATGGTTATCGGCCTTTACCTTTTCTCCCCGTCCTCCGCGCTTGTCATGTCAACACTGTGTCAACCAAGCCGTGGGGGGGGAATGGCATGCAGCAGCCGTTCGTCTGGTGTCACGAGCCAGTTCGATTGTTGTATGTTCGATCACAGCGAGGGGCGAAGGCAGCATTTGCAAGGCAGGCCGATTCGACCTATAATGGTCAGGGAGCGTACGAAGCATGGAATACCTCCTAAAGGTCCGGTCCGAAATCTACGATCAGTTTCACAGATCATCGGCCGGCCCAAACCATTTCTTCCAACCTCGGAACGCGGACGCGTATGCTGTCTATTACACTTCAATGTACCTAATTCAGGATACTGGCGAAGCAGTGGCGGTTCATATGGATCGCGACTTTTCGACTGACCCAATGTGCGCCTACCTTGAATTCTGGGGCGTAATGCAGGCAATCGATATCCAGCAAGATGCGATTTTCCAGATACATCAGGCCGTCGTTGGGAGTCCCCCAACTATTCAGGCCGGATCGTCTTGGTCGAGCCTTCGCGACAAGCGTCATCTGTGTGCTGGTCACCCCGCGAACCGATCCCACGGCGTACGCGCTCCGCAGCGGACGTTCATGGGCCGTTCCTTCGGCGAGTATGACCGAATTCAGTATGAGACGTGGGACGCGTGCACTCGCAGGTCAACACACTCCATTTTCAATCTGCGTCAAATGATAAACGGCTACGATCTTGAGGCGCAGGCAGTTCTAAACGTGGTGCTATCGACGATGAAATCCAAGTGGCCTTGAGAGTTGAAGCCCATACTGGGCTTTACACACCCACCGTCGCGATCCCGTCGAGCCGCACCTTGACTTTCGTCACGCCGCTCCCGGCCGCCTCGGTCGCGGTGCCGACGGGGTAGAGGCCGATGCCCGGCGGCACGATTTCCTTCGCCGTGTCGTCCCATGCCACCCGACCGCCCTGAGCGATGACGGCGGTCGAGAGCTTCGGTAGCTCGTAGACACCGGTGGTGGCGATTTCGACCTCCTCTCCGGCCACGGCGTCTGCCGCCGCGACGCCAAAGATGCTGCCGACGAGCACGCCGTCGCCGCTGGCGATATTGGCCGCCGCCGTGACGGAGACGATGTTTCCCTCCTGGATGAACGTCTTCATGGGTCAGACTCCTTTCGAGGATTGAACGCGCACGACCGACACTTGGGCCTGACCCGCGCCGGCGATCCGGCGTTCGAGGTCGGCCAGCGCGTTGGCCATTTCCGTGTCGGTGGCATAGGTGACGCGCTTGCCGTCGTATTCGACGGTGCGGACGCCCTTGTAGCGGGCCTCCATCAGCGCATCACGCCATGCGGTCAGTTGGGCGAGGTCGGCCATTACGCGCCCGCGTTGGCGTACCAGCCCCGGTGATCGACGAAGCCGGCGCCGTAATCCAGGATCACCCGGATCTCGATGCCGTCCACGTCCCAGACGGACCTGCTCTCCACCTGCGGCCCTTCGCCACCGGCGAGGTAGGCGAACTCGAGGCCGTCGATCTCGGACGGATCGGCGGTGACGTACCAGCGGGTGGCGCTCGCCAGCCGGGGCTCGACCACCAGGGACAGGCTCCCTGAGAACGGGTTCACGTCCGCCACCTTGGCCGCCGCTACCGTGGCCAGCCACTTCTCGGCCTCGGTTTCCAGGGCGGGCGGCACCAGCAGGTGCTTGGGCGTCACCCGGATCGGCTGGCCGGAAAGGCCCTGCTGCGTCCTCAGCGCGAGGCGCGCGGCGGAGAGGGTGGCATCCGAGATGACGGCGCCGGTCCCGGCCTTGTTTCCGTGATCGGCGTGGAACAGGACCTTGCCGTCGTCCATCTTGGGGCCGTTGCCGGTGTTGGATTCCAGGAGATCGACCAGGATGCGGGCCTCGGTCTCGGCGGCGGCCTGTCCCATGCGCCGCGCGAGGTCGGAGAGGGCGCCGAGATCGTCGTTGACCAACACCTGGCGTGTGATGCCGATCTTGCGCGCCCAGGTCTCCACCTTGTAGGCCTCACGGGCCTCGGTCATGGTTCCGGCCTTGATCTCTCCGTGCTCGTTCAGCTTCTCCAGCATGGGCGCCTCGCCCAGCATCAGCTTGTTGATGGAGCGGAAATCCTTGGCGGAGGTCTGTCGGCCCAGGCGGCGGATGCCGGAGGGTGCCGCCTGATAGGCGTCGCGCAGGGTGCGCCCCACGGTGTCGCCCAGGATGATCGGGAAGTCCGACGTCGTGTGCAGCGCCCGGGTGATGAGGGAGGCGGGCGACAGGCCGGTGGTCTGGAAACCCCTCAGCGTCAGCAGTTCCTTGGCCATGTCCACCGGCGTCGCATGGGCATAGCGCCGGGCCGGCTCGGAAAGCTCGTGGCTCGGATTGATCCGGGCATAGAGGGCCTCGCCCATCTGCCGGGCGCGGGTCTCGGGCTCGTCGTGGGATTCGACGAATTCCACCCGCGTCCGCTCGGTACGGATGTCGCCGCCACCCCGCTTGGCCAATTCCTCGAAGGCGGCGCGGCGGGCCTCGTCGGCGTCCGCCTGGCGGTCGATCAGGCCGTCCACGAAGGCCTGGTCCAGCCCGGCGACGCGGGCGATGGAGCGGATCTCCGTGTTGATGGCGGCGCGGGTACGAACATCGTCGGCCCCGGCGTTGTCGTCGGTGTCGGTGGGTCGCGCCGGTTTGTCCTCGGGCGCGGCGGTTTGCGGTTCCATGATGCTTTCCTCCATGCGAACGGTTGCGCCCGGATCGGCGGGCGAAGGGACAAGGGAAATCTCGTGCGGCGTCCAGCGGGTCGCGGTGCGGACGCGCTGGCCGTCTTCGCTACCGTCGGCCCATTCCTCGACCGAGTAGCCGACGCTGACATGGCGCAGGATGCCGGCGGTGACGTCCTGCCAGATGGGCTCCACCTCGGGCCGGGCCGAGAACTGGATGGTCGCGGTGCCTTCCTTGCCGGTGACGGCGGCGTCGCGGACGGTGCCGAGCACGTCGCGCACGGCCGTCTGGCGATGGGCATCGAGGACGCTTGCGCCGATCAGCCGGGACAGGTCCACGGCCTTGGGATCGAGGCTCAGGCGCTCGATGTAGCTGCCGTCCAAATCACGGCGCTTGACGGGCGCGCCCGTGGACCAGACGACATCGACGGTACGGTCGTCGGGGTTGACGGACCGGGGCGCGAAGCTGGCGCGCCGGGTGATCAGGGTGATGGCGTCAGGCATTGGCAGCCTCCTGTTGCTGTACAGGCCGGCGGTGCTCGAAGCAGAGGCCGAGGGCGTCGGCGCGCTCCTTGTCGGCGGCGATCTCAGCGTCGATGTTCTCGGCGTCGTAGCCGCGCTCGGAGATGGCCTGGGTGCGGGACTTGAGGCCGGCGTCGATGGCGAGGATCTCCGCCTCCACGTCCTTCTTCGGGTCCACGTAGTCGAACTTGGGCGGCAGCCATTCGCAGCCGAGGTAGGCGGCGGCGTTCCGGTCGAAATCATGGGCCGGCAGGTCGCCCGACAGCACGGCGAGGCGGACGAAGCGTTCCCATACCGGGCGGCAGAACATGTGAACGACCACGTTGTGTTGCAGCTGCTCGACGCGGCGGCGGAATTCGATCAGCCCGGCGCGAATCGAGGAATAGGTGACGCCCTCCAAATCGCCCGAGACCAGTTCGTAGGGCAGGCCCATTCCAGCAGCGACGGCGCGAAGGTGGTTCTTGACGAAGGGCGCGTAGGCGTCGTGCTCGGTCGGGTTGGAAAACCGGATATCGGCTCCGGGCGGCAGCGGGATCAGGCTGCCGGGCTCCATGCCGACGGTGAGGACGCCGG